GCATCAGGCGCTGCAGGCGGCGCTGGTGGTGGCGGCGGAAACAATGGTGGTGGCGGTTCTGTTGGCGGTGCGTCTGATCTCGGCGGAGCAGGTGGTGGCGCGGGCGCCGGCGTTACCTCGGCACCAGCCGGGCTCACGGGTGGCGGAGGCGGAAAGAGCACAAGCGTTCAGACTTCGGCTGCAGGCGGCGGTATCGCGACGAATGGCGCAGATGGCCTCACACCGGTTGCGACTGCGTTTGCCGGCAATGGTGGCGCGGGGGGCGGTTCAGCGCTCAGCGGCACATCGGGCAACGGCGGCAAAGGCGGTCGAGGCGCAGGCGGTGGTGGTGGTGGCAGTAACCTGACAGGCGGCACAGCTGGCGCAGGAGGTGCGGGCGGCGATCCATACGCGGAGATCAAAACTTTTTTTCGGTAGCGGCTGACGCTGCGAGCGCTCAGCCGGAAGACGTTGGGATTCTTTCGGATCTCTGGACTGACCCCGACGATGTGGTCGGTTTCGAAATTGCGAAATACGCGCACTACAAGAATAAGATTCGCATTCGCTGCGTTGGCCTCAGCACGACACTGGCGCACGGCGCGGGCTGCGTTGACACGCTGCTGCATGAATCAGGCGTCGTAGTACCGATTGGAGTGCCGTTAGTTTCGCACGTGCCGAGCGGGACGCCGCCGTATCAAACGGCAATCCGAGCGCGCGGTATTGCTCAAGGTCTCATCACAGGCAGCGAAACGTATAGCGATGCGGTGTCCGTCTTCCGCCAGGCGTTCGTGGATACAGCAACGAAGATGTCTCTTATCGACATCGGGTACCCCACGACGATAGTGGAGATTTTGCAGTCTGCGGCAGATGGCATCAGTCCGCTGACCGGCGTGGAATTGATGCTAGCGAAGTGCCGAAGGGTGGTCGTAATGGGCGGGGCGTACCCGTCTGGCTCAGAAAACAACTTCAATCGCACTGCCCAAGCGATTACCGCGGCACGCACGTTGGTGGGGATCTGTCCTGTACCGATCGTCTACAACGGATATGAGATAGGCGAGTTGATATCCACCGGAGACAACCTTATCGGTCAGGAGGCTACAAATCTCGTGGCACTCGCCCTGCAACTGAGCGGTGCTGCGACTGGGCGGCCTTCGTGGGACCCGATGGCAATGCTTTACGCCATAGCGCCGTCGCTCACAGCCGCTGGCTTCACCCGGATTCGAGGCAAGAACGCGGTCGACGCACTTGGCGCAAACACGTTCACAGCGAACGTCAATGGCCGAGACATGTATCTGGTCAAGGCATCGAGCGATGCGACGTTCAAAACGATCATCAACACGTTGCTCCAACGATCCGCCTGGCCAACATACGACCCATTCGCATGAACAAGCGCCAGCAACGCCTGCACGAGAAGCGCCTCGCCTATCTGCAGACCTTCTGCGGCGAGGACGGCAAGCCGCACCAGGCGGGGCGCATCGTGCTACGTGATCTGAAGCGCTTCTGCCGTGTGGGGCTCAACCAATCGGGCCTGGTCATCAGCCCCGTCTCACGCGTCGTCGACAGCCATGCCACCGTGTACGCGGTCGGGCTGCGCGACACGTTCACCCGCATCACAGGTTTCATCAATCTCGATGAGACCGATATCGAGGAGGAGAAACTCAATGAACCTACGGATACAGCGAGCGATTCAGCAAGCAGCACCGGGTGACGGCGCGCCAGCGGGCGGCGGAGGCGGTGGCGATGCAGCGGCGCAAGCTGCGGCCGCAGCAGCAGCGGCTGCCGCAAGTGGCGGTGGTGGCGATGCGGCGAATAAGCCATGGTTTCCCGACTCGCACAAGTCGCTCGTGGAGACGAAGGGCTGGAAGACATCCGCCGATGCACTCACGAGCTACCAGAACCTGGAGACGCTCATCGGTGCCGAGAAGGCCGGGCGCACCGTCGTGCTGCCCAAAGACGATAAGGACGTGGAGGGCACGAAGGCATTTCGCGCAAAGCTCGGTGTGCCGGAGTCTGCCGACAAGTACGAACTACCGATGCCCGAGGGCACCGATCCCACCTTCGCGAAAGCCGCCTCCGACTGGTTCCACAAGGCAGGCATCCCAAAGACATCCGCGCAGGGCATCGTCAAGGAATGGAATGCCTACGTTGAAAAACTGGTGAAGGAGGGTGAGGCGGCGGAGGTCGCGGCGTCCAAGCAAGCCGCTGACCAGGTGCGCGCTGAGTGGGGCGCGGATGCGCCGAAGAAGGAGGAGTTCGCGCGCCGTGCATTTCGTCAGGTGCTCGGTGAGGACAAGATCGCGCAGTATGAGAAGGCGCTCGGCACCGCAGAGTTCTTGAAGCTCGCAGCGTTGATCGGCGACAAGATCGCAGAGCCAGGCGCGGCCGGTGAAGGCGGTGGCGGTGGCTCGTTCTCGCCCAACAAAGCAACCGCTCAGGCGAAGCTCGATGAGATGCGCCTGGCGCGTGCGAACGGCACGGTGAGCGACGCGCAGTGGAAGGCAAACGAGGCGGAGCGCGAGCGTCTCGCAAAAATCGTCTCAGGGGAGGCTTGATTCTGTCAGAGGCTTCGCGGATGTTCGCCCGCGAGCTGCAAGGGAGTTCGGCTCGCTGCTCTCAGGGGTAGCGAGCCACGCCTTTCAGATCCGAACGTAGACAAGCGAGGGATCCTCGCCCTACTGACTGGCAGCTAACGGCTGCTCGTCCTAGCCGGGATGCAACCGGTTAGAAGCTGGCCCCTCACGGACAAGCCGCTTCGCAAACGTAAGTCCACACGTTTCCGGAGCCTCGCGCATGTCCGTCAATATCCCCACTTGGTACGTCCAGCAGTACAACCAGAACATTCAGCAGCTGGTTCAGCAGAAGACCTCACGCCTGCGCCAAGCCGTGCTGAGCGGTCCGCACACCGGCAAGCAGGCATCGCCTGTGGATCAGATCGGCGTCGTTGAGATGCAGGATGTGACCACGCGCTTCGAGCCGATGCCGCGCGTGGATGCGGCGATGGATCGGCGCTGGGTGACGCCATTCGACGCTGACCTGCCGCAGTTGATCGATAAGTTCGACAAGCTGCGCCTGCTCACCGATCCCTCCTCGTCCTATGTGACGAACGCGGTCTCTGCGGCCAATCGCAAGTTCGATGACCGCATCCTGCCGGCCTTCTTCGCTGCCGCAATGACCGGTGAGCAAGGCGGCTCGTCCACCGCGTTCGATGCCACCAACCAGGTCGTCGGCGTGAACGTCGGCGGCACCGCCTCGGGCCTCAACGTCGCAAAGCTCGAAGCGGGGCGCGCAATTCTCTTGCGCAACGAAGTGGACCTTGAAGCCGAAGACATTTGGCTCGTGATCTCAGCGGACGAAGACACCGATCTGCGCAGCGAGATCCAGGTGATCAGCCTCGACTTCAACGAGAAGCCCGTCTTCAACGACAAGGGCCTGCTCATGCGCTGGCGCGGATTCAACTTCCTGCACAGCGAGCGCCCCGTGTTCACCGCGGTGGCAACCGACGACCAGGCTGGTTCCTCGAAGGCCATCCCGATGTGGGTGAAGTCCGGCATGTACCTCGGCATCTGGGACGAGATCGCCACCAACATCAGCCGCCGCAACGACCTGCGCGGTGAGCCGTGGCAGGCCTACACCACGATGACCGCGAACGCGACGCGGCTCGAGGAAAAGAAGGTCGTGAAGATCTGGGCTCGCTGATCGCTCGGGCCGATCGCATCAAGGTTTCAGGAGACTTGCAATGGCAGTGGTAACAGTGAAGTCGGGGCCGATCACCAACCGAGATGCGTCGCCTCGGGTGCTGAGTAACGCAGGCGTTGCGGCCGGCGCGCTCAAGGGCTTTCTCGGCACGGTGGAGGCGGCGAACGGTGACTCGATCGCCTCCAAGTACATCATGGGATCGATTCCATCGAATGCGCGTGGGGACAAGGTGAAGCTCTACTGCGACGCCATCACCTCAGGCGCCGCCGACATCGGCATCTACAAGTCAACCGCCGATGGCGGCGCGGTGGTCGATGTCGACTTCTACGCATCCGCGCAGTCGATTGCGAGCGCCATCACCACCGGCACCGAGGTGCAGCACGAAGCGGATGCGACCGACGTCGGCGCTGGCTTCGGTCTCGCTGATTTGGAGAAGCCGCTGTGGCAGCGCCTGGGGCTCACCAGCGATCCGAGCCTCATCTACGACATCGTGCTGACGCTCACTGCCGCGACAACCGCCGCCGGCACGATCGCGGTGCGCGTCGAATACATGATCTGAATGCGGCGAGGGCTGCGGCTCTCGATCGCGGAGAGAAGCAATGGCGGATCGTTTCTACGGCGTGGCACTCGGCGGGCAGCAACCGAAAGACGTGACGGAGGGCGCAGCGACGGGCGGTGCTGCTGCGCCAGTGGAGCTGCGCGTCAGCGACACCGCATACGCCAATCCGCTCGCTGTGCAGCTGGCTCTTGAGGCCATCAAGAACTACCTGCAGACGAAAGAGACGCATCCGATCGCGTGATGCTCATGAAGCGCCTTCGCCTTCTCACTCTCTTTGCACTGCTGCCGATCACACTGTACGCCGCATCCGGTGCGCCGGTGCTCGATGGGTACCTGGAGCCGGCCGGCTACTCGCAGCTCTCGGTGCTCAGTAGCGCGGCGGGCTTAGGCACGATCCCCAACGGCGTGAAGCTCACGCTCATCCAAGCCGAGTCACAGGACATTCGCTGGCGTGACGATGGAGTGAACCCGACCGCAAGCGTCGGCATGGTGCTCGAGGCCGGACAGACACTCGTCTACAACGGCAACCCCGCCGCCTTCAAGGCCATCGAGACGACCGCCAGCGCCAAGCTGAACATCACCTTCTACCGCTGACAGGTAACGCCAGCATGCTCCGTCTGCGCTCATCTCTCCTCGCGCTGGCGGCACTGTTCGTATGCGGGCAAGTCGATGCATCGATCGCCGCCGCGATCCGTTTCGACAGCGTTCGGCTCACTCCCTCCTTCACAATCGATACGCGCTATCTCGATGGCGATGATGGCACTGCGGCCATTCCGCTTGCGTGGGCGCCGATCCCAAACATCAGCGTGCTCACGAGTGATACGGGAAGCGTCAACCTGTGCTCTTCCTACCTCACGCAACTGGGCACCCCGAACGCAACCATCAGTCTGGTCGCCGGCTATGCATGGCCCAGCACGTTCACGCTCGGCGGTACCGACAACTGCGTGCTCAGCTGGACAACGCCGAGCGTGTCCTCCGCGATCGTACGCGTGCAGGCCCAGCGCCTCACCAATGTTGCCCAGACGAATGAGTTCTCTGTCTCAGCCACGGCGCCGATTTCAGGTGACACCAAAGCACCGACGATTCCGACCGGCTGCGTGGCCACAAACGGTGCTGGCGAAGTCACCATCGAGTGCGATGCTTCGTCAGATCCCTACGCAACGACGCCCGGCGCCGTCACGCGCTACGACTTCATTCCCCAGACCTCGGGCGCAACCGTCACGCTTACTGCGCCGTCGCCGGGTCTATCGCTGCCGCTCACGCTCACCAACGTCGGCACGATCTCAAGCCCCGGCGCACCCAGCTGTACCCAGCAAACCGCGGCAACTGACTGGAGCTGCGATGCGGCCGGTACCGGCTTCGTCGAGAACACGGCCGACCAGGCGGCATTCCTCGGCGCACAAGTCACGGGCGCCGCATCGCTTGCCGTGCGTGTAGATGCAGTCACGAGCGGCAGCAACTTCGCTCGAGCAGGCCCATGTGCTCGCAGCAGTTGGGATGCGAATGCCGCTGAGATCTGCACGACGGTGCAGCCGGGGAACGGAAATCTGATTCAGTGCCGCGGCCGGGCAACGGTTGGGGCGAACAAGACGACATGGGGCTCGGCGACGGCCGCCCTGCCGGTGCGAGTGCGCACCTCGCACAACGGCGCGGGCCTGGGTGTGTGCGAGTACTCAACCGATGGCGCAACCTGGATTGCGGTGACCGCCGCACAATCGATCCCCGCACTCGGTGCCTCGCCCGTCATGGCGATCGGCATGTCCTCGACGACTGCCGGCACGAATCGCACCTTCACGCTGGCGCAAGTCAACCTCAATAACGCGCCGCGCATCAGCAAGACAATCACGACAAGCGTCGCGCAGAACGTGGTCGTCACCGCGCGCGACGCGGCGGGGAATGTCTCCGCCGCGAGCGCCTTCATTGCGATTGCCCCGACGAGCGGCGGTGGGCCGGATCTGCGGCAGAAGTTCACGCCCGGCGTCTATGGCTGGTCGGGCGCGCTGCGCCATGCGAACTGCGGCACGGCCAGTTGCCATCACGATAAAGAGATCAATTTCCAAAACGCCACCTGTGCCGAGGCAAACATTCGCGGGTGGATGATCCGCATGTATCCGCAGAGCATGTGGAATGCGGATGACACGCCGAACTTTGCGATTTGGGATGAGTACATCGATCACGCGCGGGCCTGCGGCAAGAAGATCATCGCCGGCATGCAACCCGTCGCGTTCGGTGCGACCGGCGCGTGCACGCTCTACTTCACGCCGAAGATCTGCAACGTCGCCGGCTACGGCATCACAGTCACCGGTACCGGCGCCGAGCAGAAGACCTTCATGCGCGTGTGGCAGGCGAACACTGTCGACGAGCAGATCCGCTGGTGGACCGCGTTCGGGCAGCGCTACAACGATGAGCCCGTCATCGAGGGCATCGAGCCCACGCTTGAGAGCGCCATCAATGTAGGCAACGGCGTCGATGGCTTCAGCTACGGCTCGCTCACCACGCAGTTCGTGCGGCTGTTCCAGGGCATCAAGCCGGCGTGGGCGAACACGGTGCTGCGCTTCCATGCGAACTACATGGACACCGCGGCGAACATCGTCACGGTCTACACCGCCTGCCGCTCGCTCGGCTGCTCGTTTGGCGGCCCTGATGTGCTACCGCGTGAGCCAATCCAGTCGAACCAAGTGCAGCGAGGTTGCACGCAGCCGAAGGTGCTCGATGTATCGGTTGGCTGCCCGAACTATTCCGGCACGACCGATCTTGATGGCTACACGCCAAATTGGGCCGAGGTGCAGTCGCCGGAACTAGGGGGCAAGGAAGGCACCTGGACGCCGCTGCAGCTGTGGCGCACCGCGCTGGGTCTCGATGGCAGTGATAACTACATCGGCACCTACAATCCTGCGGGTTGCACGAACAGTAGCGCGGTGGCCGGATGCGGCTGGGGTTATCCGGCGAAGGCGGTCAATCCCACGCACTTCATCTGGTACTACAACCAGACGACCGGCAACGCCTCAACGCAGTGGGGCAATGGCTCAACCCAAGGCATTCTGTGGTTCATCCGCTCGCACGGCTCCACCGGCCACACCGCATGCCCTCTTGACTACGTCGCTAACCGCGGTGGCTGCAAATGATGATGCGTAAGCTGCTCCTGGTACTGGCTCTTGCCTTCGCGCCCATAGCGCACTCAGCGATCACGTTCTATGGCGCCGCCGTCAATCCGACGAGCGGAGGCTCACTGAGCGATAATCCGAGTCCGACCGCGGTCTCAACGTCTGGGTTTGCCCCATCGACCGGTGCGCTGCTGATCCTCTACGGCGAGGCTCGCGATGGCACGACGGCGATCGCGATGTCGAATGCAGGCGGGCAGACCTGGACCTGTAACTCGACCAACACGACTGGCCCCGTGGCGCGCATGTGCTACGCGACCTTCAATGGCACCTGGTCAGCTGACCCGTCGATGTCCCACAACACTGGTGGCAGTGCCTGGGGCATGTACCTGCTCGCGTTCAACCCGAGCGTCGCGGGCTCGACCTGGGCGAGCGAAGTTGCCTACGCGACGACCGCCAGCTCGCAGGGCTCACCGTTCGACTACTCAGTCGCATCGCAGACGCCGAGCGCCGCGAGCACGGTCACCATCGCATCGTGGTTCAGCAACCAGGATGCGGCTACGTGGACGCTGCAGACTGGCGGCTGGACGCAGACTTCGCCGGTCTACTACACGAGCATCCTGGGCTCAGGTCTGACGGCATCGTTCGCCTACAAGATCCAGACGTCGGCAGCTGCAACCGGTGCGGTCGTCAATCGCCAGTCCGCCGGCAACCCGACCGTGACGATGGTGCAGACGTTCCGCGAGATTGCACCCGCCTGCCCTGGAGGCAAGCAGTGTGTGACGCTCACCAGTATCAATGATGGCTCGGGGGGTACAGACCCCAGCTGGTGCTACAAATTCAATCTGACCCAGACGCCCGATATCGCCATCGGCGACGTTGCCCGTGTCGATCTGGTCACGACGCCGAGCAGCTTCCCTATCACACAGCTGCCCGATTGCAGCCTCTCCTATGCGTTCGCGGATGAGTCGCGCCAGTACGTGCTCTACGACGTGTTCGATACCTCGGTTGGCTCGGACATGACAGGCGGACCGGGAAAAATCTGGTTCAACAACGGCACGCCTGCATTTGCACCGCCCTCGGACTTCATGGTGCTCGAGACGGGCGTCGCCATGACGCCGCAGAACCTATGTGACCTCGCATCGGATCCGGAAGGCGATGACCTCACGCTCACCGTCGATCCCGCCATCAGCAACGGCACGATGGCGATCGGCGGCACGCGCAACTGTGTGCTCTCCGGCACGCCCGCAACTGAAGTGGAGGCGGGCACGACGTACACCTTCACGGCAACCGATATCGCAGGCGCGAGCGCTACGCTTACCCGCACGATCTACTACTTCGACACGGTGACGCTGCCAAACTGCGTGGGCCTCGGTGCGTTCGACTGCCAGAGCTTGCTCACCAATACGAACGCTGGCCTCACGCTCAACACAATCACTTTCGTGTGCGGCACGGCTGCGAATGCCGGCACGATTGGGACGCAGGATCCGGCGGCGGCGACCGAAGTGGATCCCTTCAGCGAGGTGGATTTGACCGTCTACAAGCGCTGCGCGAGTGGCAGCGGTGCGCTTCGTATGCGTGCGCGTGGCGCGCCTCGCATCGAGCCGCGTTGATTCTGTCAGGGGCTTACCAGATGTTCCGCGCAATCCGAACGGAGATGCGCGATGACCTCGCTAGTTTCGATTTTCAACGGCGCACTGATCAAGGTCGGCGCTGACACGATCGTTGATCCCGCCGAGGAGTCGAACCGTGCACGCGCGCTCAACGCCCGCTATGAGGCGGTGCGCGATGCGGAGCTGCGCCGGCGCAAGTGGAAGTTCTCGCTCAAGCG